AATAGAACTAAATAACTATCAAGAAGTTAAAGCTTATATAAATAATGGTGGGGATGTTAACGCTGTATCAGAATGTGACGGTAATAGCTTAATTATGGCGTCGTTACATAGTCTACCAAGAAGGAAAACAAGAATAATGAAACTATTATTAAAAAATGGGACTATAATGCCTAGGCTTCGTGATGTTGTTAAGTCAAATATCTTGCCTTGCAGTAGAACTTGGGAATTTATCCATTATTACGAATCATTATGTAAATAACACTACATATAGTTAGTAATTAAATCCAAAGGAGAGACAAAATGAAATATGCAGCATTAGTATACTTAGAAAGTAATCCATATAACAATGAAGAGACATTATTTTATCAAATTGATGCCATAGTAGAATTCTATCATGAAGATTATAATAATGGGGTTTACCCACGCCCTAGTGGTTTTAGCTACGATTACTGGTACACACCGATTGAAGGTGGAACGTGGGATATTGGGTATGAAAAACCCATCTTAGCAAAAGATATAGATGTAGTTCTATGTAAAGAATATATTTATGCAATAGTTTTAAATGCGGATTATGCGGTAACTGTTGATAATGATGCCGAATTTCTAAATGCACTAAATAAGTTGCCAACCATGAATGGCTGGGTAGTGCTTATTACTTATCATGTATAGACAATAGAGCGAATAACACTACATATAGTTAGTAATTGCTTAAATAAGCTATATGTGGTACTTTTATCTAAATAATTTTATTAGCATAATTGTATGACAGAAAAGAATTTAGGTGGTCGTCCTGAGATTGTTCTTAACGAAGAACAAATAGAAAAAGTTGGAGAGTTGGCATCTTATTTAACAATTGAACAAATGGCTGATTATCTTGGTATTTGTAGAAATACTTTTGCTGTTATTAGAGAGAGACAACCAGAGGTTTTTGCGCAGTATAAAAAAGGCAGAGCTAGTAAAATTGTCAAATTTGCTCAAAAACTTGAAGAAAAAGCCCTAGGTATAGTTGGAGAACGTTCCTTAGATGCCAAAGAAGTACTAAATGCAGACTCGGCTTGCTTGATGTTCTACTTAAAAACTCAAGCGGGATGGCGAGAAACACAAGTAGTAGAAACCAAAGATACCACACCACAAAAACGATTTATTCTAGAGGTAGACAGTGGAACTGCACAAGATTAAAATTAGAAAGGCGCAATTCGGCTTATTCAAACCATATAGATATAAGATTATGTACGGCGGACGTGGTAGCGGTAAGTCTTGGGATATTTCTGATGCGCTAATTCTAATATCATTAGAAATCAAGTGCTTAGTTCTTTGTGGTAGAGAGTTTCAGAATTCAATTAAAGACAGCGTTCACTCGTTATTGGTTCAACGTATAGAAGCGTTAGGAGTAAAAGAAGAGTTTGATATTACCTACGATGCAGTACGTCACAAAGAGTCTGGTAGTCGTTTTATCTTCAAGGGCTTACACCACAACATATCTAGCATCAAATCAATGTCAGGTATTACCCATTTATGGATAGAAGAAGCTGATACATTAAGTGCTGAATCGTGGAAAGTAATAAAACCTACTATTCGTGAAACAGGTTCTGAAATTTGGATGACCATGAACCCAAAGAATAAAACAGATATATTATATAAGGAGTTTATAGAGCCTGAAGAAGTACCAGATAATACTTACAGGGTAAAAGTAAACTACCAAGATAATCCTTACTTTCCTGATGTGTTAAAAGCCGAAATGGAAAAAGATAAGGCTAAAGATTATGGTTATTACCGTCATGTGTGGCTTGGTGAGTGCTTAGAACATTCAGACGCTCAAGTATTCAAAAATAAATGGGATGTGCGGGAGTTTGAAGAAGATACATCAGTTCATAAATATTTTGGTTTAGATTTTGGATTCTCTCAAGACCCAACTGCTGGTGTTAGATGTTATGTTGTAGATAATACTCTGTATATAACACATGAGGCAGTACAAATAGGCTTGGAGATAGACGATACAGGCCAATTCTTGATGGATAATTTACCAGATATCAAAGGCAATGCTATATATGCTGATAACGCAAGGCCAGAAACTATATCCTATATTAACAAAAAAGAATATGGATTTAGTGTATACGCTGCTGATAAAGGCAAAGGCTCGATTGAAGACGGTATAGAATATATTAAATCCTTTGACCAAGTTATTATACATGAAAGATGCAAACATACAGCTAATGAATTTAGTACCTATTCATACAAAGTAGATGAAAGAAGCGGAGACATTACTAATAAAATAATAGATGCTAATAACCATATTTTAGACGCTCTACGCTATAGTTTGGAACGTTGCATGAAGCGGTCTAGAATCGATTATGCCAATAAAATGAAACTAAATGCTGGGAGATTTTAAATGGATACAAATACAGTTAGAATATTATCTTTAGATGGCGGTGGTGTTAGAGGTTATTTATCATTAAAGTTTTTACAAAGATTTATTCAGCAATGGGGAATAAATCCAAATGAATTATGGAAATATTTTGATGTCATTACTGGTACTTCTATTGGTGGAATACAGGCCTTAGGTTATGCCTATGGCAAAAGCCCTGATGAGTTAGAAAACTTTTTCTTACAAGAGGCTAAAAGAATATTTACTATTAGGACTGTACCAGTTGGTTGTAACACTGATAGCGATTCTAATAGACCTAATCTAGCGCAAAAAGTAGCCTTGATTTTAACAAGTGATCCATTCTATAAATCAGCATGCGCCCCAGACGCTGGAAATAGTAATTATGGGGATAATATATTACAGCAAACTTTAGTAAATATATTTAGTACTGATACATTACAGTCTTTAAAAACTAAAGTTTTAATACCTGCTTACGAGAAGGACACTAGTAAATACACGATATTCTCAAATTATGTAGACTCAATGCTGGTGGGAAGTAACGATCAAATAGTTGATGTGGCGAGAGCAACGTCTGCTGCTCCTGTATACTTGCCTAAATATTCCTTTAATTCGCATAATTATATTGATGGAGGAGTTTACCAGAATAATCCTTCTGAACTTGCTTTAAGTTTAGCAAAAATGATTAAACCAACTGCTAATAGATTCTGCATATTATCACTTGGTACAGGCATAGGTGAGATGGGTTTTGATAGTTACACGAATAATCAGTTAAATGATACAGATAGTGCAATCTCTGATATATTTGCATTATTTGATATAGCTTCTACTGGCGGACAAGAATCAATAGATTTTAATTTAAGATTGAGATCGAGAAGGACTTTAGAACAATTATATTATTACAGATTTCAACCTACTTTGGATGTAAATCAAAATACAGAGCTTGATAATAGCGATGTTTCTTTTTTAAATTACATGTCCACGACAGCTGATACATGGTTTAATAATGATATAGACAATATTAGTAATTTTCTCAGTCATTTGGTAGCGTGATGTTTTTTAATCCTTTAGATAATTTTATCTCACCAGTAACTGGTAGATTACCTATACAAAAGGATTATGTATTAGTAGGTGACCATCAGGGCTTTTCAATACCATCACCTATTTTAATTGATATTAGATTAGATATATTACAATTAAAGAAAGATGTTGATGATATTATACCTTTTCCTATAGATGCTTCTTTTATAATAAAAGCACCCGATGTTAGGATACCTAATGCTCAAGCTTTAAATACTCTATCTAATGGAATAATGTTCAATAACCTTGGTGCTATTGAGACAACAGAAACTATAGATATAAATAATTTACCGCCTTTAGGTCTCACGTCAGTACCAAATCCGTTTACAGGTGGTTTTGTAGGGAAAGTCTGGGAAGGTAATGCCGTTGGTCGTCCCGAACAATCTAGTATTGTTGGTGAAATGTTTGCTGATATAATAGCTTTAAATGCAAGATTTTTATTAGGGGAATTTATAATGGGTGATGCTGTAATACAAGCAACTTACCCTAAATCTCAATTTCTTGTAAATTTAGCTGATGGAATGCTAAAGAAAACAGGCAAAACTTTACAACATGCGGTTTCGGGAACAGATTATGTTGATACTTTAGATAATCCTATTGAAAGAATAATATCAGTTTGGAAATCCAATAATAGCAAAATATTACATAATACAGGAGTTAGTATAGATGAGCAAAATAGAATATCAGGAATAGATACAGTTAATACTAAATTTGTTATAGCATCAGATCAAATTACTTCTAATACTTCTATTTTTGGACTTAATAATGTAGGAACTAGAGAATTAAAAATATATGATTATTGGAATGGCGCAGGAAGATTAACAAAATCAGTAAATTTTAAAGGACCAACAAAATTAAACAGTAACTTAACATGGATTTTGCCAGATGCAATAAGTTCAACTGGTCAAGCTTTAGTTGATAAAGGCAATAATGCTTCAGGCGAAAGGATATTAGGTTTTTCTAATATTTCACCATATGATGCAACTTATATAATAAAACAACCAAATGCACAATTGACTAATGCACAAGCTATAAGTGAGTTAGCGGGCGGTATATTAAAAGGAGCTACTGGAACTGGAACAATCAGTATTGCCTCAGGCGGTAAGGTACCTGTTACTAATGACTATGTCAGGCCAATAGATTTACAAGAAGAAATATTAGAGACAAGAGTTTTTGCAACTGCTCAGGCCACTGCTGCTGAAGTGGCTGCTGTTGGAACTTCTACTGCTTATTTTAATGCACAAATGCTACCTTATTCTTTGATACCAGCTATTACTGCGGGTATATCAATAAGCGGTGCAATAACAGCTACTACTGCATTAGCAACATCTGCACAAAGTTCAGCCAATAATGCCAATAGTCGTATTAGCAATTTAAGTGCGATAGGTGATGTAGTAGGTGTTAATAATGGAGACGATCAAATTGTTACTGTTTTTGCACCAAACCCAATATTTTTAGGGAATCAATCTATGACTATTCCAGTAGGGAGTACAGCGCAAAGGCCTAGTAATCCTATTATAGGCATGGTAAGATTAAACACAGATTTTTAAATAAAACTTGCGAGAAAAACATGGCAGCAAAACGAGAATATTATAACGGTGTAGAATGGGTTGTAGAAACTGATGGTACTGTAACTAGTATAACAGCTGGAATAGGATTAGACGGTGGAACAATTATAGATACTGGCACTATATCTTTATCGAATACAGCCGTTACTGCTGGTAACTATGATTATGTTTCTATTACTGTAGATGAGCAAGGCAGAATAACCTCTGCAAATTCTAATACTACGCCTGTTACCACTATTAGTGGGACTGTTAATCAAATTGATGTTACTGGTACAACAGTTTCATTATCTTCAAATATCCAATGTCCTGGTGATTTAGCAGTCAGTAATGGTAATTTTACTTTACCTGTTGGAACAACTGCTGAGCGCCCACAGTTTCCAGTAATTGGCATGACAAGAATTAATACAGATTTATAAAAATATGCCTAAAACAGAAGTTTACAACGGAACAGAATGGGAATCTTATGGGAATGATGGCGCAATTGTAACGGCACAAAACGAGCCTAGCACACCTATTCCTATAACAGGGGCTATGATGATTTCATCAGGTACAGTTAATATGAATCTTGGTTCTGAGCTTAATGCTCTATCCGCTTTTTCTCAAAATGGAATAATGGTCAGAACTGATACTGGTAATTATACAGGAAGAAGTTTAATAGCTGGAACTGGAATTAATATAACTAATGCTGATGGTGTCGCTGATAATCCAATTATTGGATTAGGTATTGTGCCTATTAATACACTGGAAAATTACCCAAATGATGCTAATAAATTTTTAA